TTTTTTTTGCAGGTATTCGCAAAATTATGCCTTTTTTGAAATAGGCTTAGGTCATGAATATTGCGACTTTGAAAATTGATGACTTATCCCTTGACCCGAATAATGCAAGAAAGCATGATGACCAGAATTTGAAGGTCATCGCTGAAAGCTTGAAAGCCTTTGGGCAGAGAAAGCCAATTGTTGTTTGGCGAAATACTGTGGTGGCTGGAAACGGAACTATTGTGGCCGCAAGATCCTTGGGGTGGAAAGAGATTGAAGTGGCATTGATTCCAGATAATTGGGATGCAGATAAAGTCAAGGCTTATGCTCTGGCAGATAATCGGTCTGCAGAATTGGCTGAGTGGGATAAGGAAGTGTTGGCTTCTCAGTTGATTGAACTTGAAGAAGCAGACTTTCAGATTGAAGATTTTGGTTTCTTCAAAATTGACCAGCCTGGAGAAGACGAATTAGAAGAAGCCTTTGAAAAGCTTGGTGGCGATAAAGGTGAAATGGAAACAGTTTCTTTTACGCTTCACAATTCACAGGCTGACTTGATTCGCTTCGCCTTGGATAAGAGCAAGGCTTTGGGTGAGTTTGATTTGGATCTAAATTCAAACAGCAATGGCAACGCCATCTTCAGGATTGTTGAAGCTTGGTTAGGTAGATAAATGTCTGCCAAAGATATCGTGGTGAAACCTATTTCTTCTAAGGAAGCGAATGCTCTAGTCAAGCGTGTTCATTACAGTGGCAAAGTTGTTTCCAATAGCCAGTTGCATCTTGGCGTTTTCTTTGCAGGCTCGCTTGAAGGCGTGATGTCGTTCGGCCCTTCACTGGATAAGAGTAAAGTAATCGGCTTGGTCAAAGATACTGCTTGGAATGGTTTTCTTGAATTGAATCGCATGGCTTTCACTGATGTGCTCCCTAAGAATTCTGAGAGCAGAGCAATTAGCGTGGCAATGAAGATGTTGAAGAAGCACGCACCGAAAGTGGAGTGGGTCATTAGCTTTGCTGACGGAACTCAATGTGGCGATGGAACTATTTATCGGGCTAGTGGTTTTTCTTTGACTGGCTTGAAGAAGAATAAGACAATCTTGAAGATGCCGAATGGGGAGATCATGACTGACCTTAGTTTGAATGTCGGTCTTCCAGGTGGTGGAAATGCGACCTATTGGAAGAAGAATGGTGCAGCTCCGTTGGCTGGCTTTCAACTTCGCTACATGTATTTCTTGAATTCTGAAGCTAAGGACAGATTGACTGTGCCGATTTTGCCTTTCAGTGAAATTCAAAGACAAGGTGCTACCATGTATAAGGGGATAGGCGGTAGAAGCATTGATAGTGATGCAACTGGCTTCCAGTCAGAACAAGGCGGTGCGACTCCGACCCTACTGCTCCACCCCAAGGACTAATTTATGCCTGCAGGAAGACCTTCTAAACCGACTGAAGTGAAAAGAAAGTTGGGGAATCCTGGGCGAAGACCTTTACCAGATTCAAATCAAATTCAACTTTTAGAACCTATTGCTAGAATTCCTGAACCTGCTCGCCCACTTCTAAAGTATGGAAAAGAGTTTTGGGAGAAGATTTGGACTTCAGGTTTGACTTGGATTAGCCCTAATTCTGATTCAGAAATTTTATTGATGACTTGTGAATTGATGGACGAAAGATGGAATCTAAGAGTCAAAGTAATGCAAAATAATGACTGGCGAGAACGCAAAGCTTTGAGAGAACTAGATTCTAGAATTATTAGCAACTTGAGCCTTCTTGGATTTACCCCTTCAGACAGATCCAGATTAGGCGTGGCTGAAGTCAAAGCAATCAGTAAGATGGATGCGTTGAAGCGAAGACAAGAAGCAAGGGCTAATGGAGAATCTAAATAGTTCTTGGCCACCTGCTTGGGTGACTCCAACAAAATCTGACTTTGGCTCTAAAGGTGCAGATGCAATTGATTTCATAAATACTTTTGTGACTCTTACAAAGGATTCTGTTGCAGGAAACTCTGGTGAGTCTATTCGGCTTAGACCTTGGCAGGAAAAGCTTCTAGAAGAAACTTTAGTTTTAGACGAGAACGGACTTTTCCAGAAAAGAACAGCCATTTGGTCAATGGCTAGGAAAAACGGAAAGTCGGCTCTAATCACTGGGCTTGGTCTTTGGTTTCTTTTCAATGGAGATGACGGTGGTGAAGTTTATTCTTGTGCAGCTGAAAAGGAGCAGGCAAGAATTACTTTCGGTGATGCCCGAAAGATTATTGAAAGAGAACCTGAACTTGCGGCTATGTGCAACATTTACAGAGATGTGATTGAAGTCCCTGAAACTGGTTCAGTCTGGCGAGTCCTTTCAGCCGAAGCTTACTCAAAGGAAGGTTTGAACGCTTCTGCAGTTATCTTTGACGAAATTCATGCTCTGCAGGATCGGACAATGTGGGATGTTATGCAACTGTCTATGGCTTCAAGAAAACAGCCGATTATGTTAGCAACAACTACTTGTGGAGTGAAATCTGATTCAACAGGTCAAGATTCAACTGCTTATCAACTTTACAAATACGGACAGAAAGTTGCTTCAGGTGAAATTGATGACCCTAGCTTTTACATGGCTTGGTGGGAAGCACCTTTAGATGCAGACCACAGGCTTGAAGAAACTTGGATAAAAGCAAATCCTGCTTATGGAGATTTGAATTCTAAAAGCGACTTTGAATCTATGGTCAAGCGAACTCCTGAAGCAGAGTTTAGAACTAAGAGATGCAATCAATGGGTAAGCTCACAGAACGCTTGGCTTCCTGCAGGTGTTTGGGGAACGCTTAGAGCAGAGATTGAAGTTGCTGAAGATGCAGAAATTATTCTTGGCGTGGATGGATCCTTTTCTGGAGATACCACAGCCATCGTAGGAGTGACCATCCCTAAGACTAAAGAGCAGAAGCCACATGTATTCTTGGTCAAAGCCTGGGAGAAGCAACCGACAGATAATGCAGAGTGGCGTGTTGATACTTTAGAAGTTGAAGAAACAATAAAGATGTTCTGCCAGAAATACAGGAATGTAAAAGAGATTGCCTTTGACCCTTTTAGATGGCAAAGAAGCATGGCAGTTCTTCAGGATTTAGGTTTGCCAATTGTGGAGTTCCCTTGCACCAGTCCTAGGCGTATGATTCCTGCTTGCCAGAAAGTCTTTGATTCAGTGACTGAAGCTACTTTGACGCATGATGGTAATCCTTTGCTTGCTCGCCACTTGGATAACTCAATGCTCAAGATTGATGCTATGGGTGCAAGAATCGTCAAAGAATCTCGCAACAGTGCCAGAAAGATAGATGCGGCTGTGGCTTTTGTGATGGCTTATGATAGAGCAACTACTAAACTAGAAATGGATATTGTTCCAGAATTTTTTGTTTTCTAAGGATGCCTTTGTTATCTACAATCTTGCAAGCAGTTGGAATCTCAGTAATTGCTATCGCTATTTCACTAATTTATATTCCTGCAGGTTTAGTTGTTGCAGGAACTGGAGTCCTTTTATTTGGGTTGGCTTTGGAAAGAAGGAATAAATAATGCTAGGAAATCTAAGAGAATCTAGAGCAATTTCTTTTCAATCTCTCTGGGGTGCAGGGGATTTGACTTCTTATGAAACTCAATCTTCAGCGTATGTTGATTACAACACTTCGCTTCAGGTCAATGCAATTTGGGCTTGTGTTTCTCTAATCTCAGACACTATTTCTGCTTTGCCTGTTGATACTTATATTCGCAAAGATGGAATTGCTACGCCTTATAGACCTAGACCTGCTTGGGTTATCAAGCCAGATGTTTCAATGCCAAGCGTGGCTTTCTGGCAACAGACTCTAATCAGCCTTCTGACTGATGGCAATGCTTTCGTGAGAATCTTCAGAGATGACCAAGGCAAGATTGTTAACATGGTTGTCCTGAATCCTTTGGCTGTAAATGTTTCAAAGAATTCTTTAGGGCAAAAGTTATTTACTTACGCTGGAGAAACTCAGAAGCTTCTTACAAGCGATGATGTTCTTCACATTTCTGGATCAATTATCATGGCAGGCGATTCCAGAGCCAAATCTCCAATTGATACTTTGAAGGAAAACATCGGGTTAGCGATTGCCCTTGAAAGCTTTGCGGCTCGCTTCTTTGGACAAGGCACACTCACACAGGGTGTAATTGAATATCCTGGAGCATTGACTTCTGACCAAGCAGAGAATCTTGCAAAGTCATTTGATAGACAGCACAAGGGATTTAGAAAAGCCCACAAGACTGGAATCCTTTCAGGTGGAGCAACTTTCAAGCCGACAACAATTGCTAATGACCAAGCCCAAATGCTTGACTCAAGAAGACTTGCAGTTGAAGACATTGCCAGAGCTTATCGTGTTCCGACAGACATGATCGGATTGAACAATGGTGGTCAGTCTTACAACAGCATTGAGCAGAAGCAGATTGCGTTTGTGACTCATACGCTTAGACCTTGGTTAGCAAAACTTGAAGATGCTTTCTCCAGTCTGCTTCCTGATTATGCTTTCTTGTCTTTCAATACGGATGACCTTCTTAGGGGAGATTATGCGACAAGAATTGAAGGCTACTCAAAGATGCTTCAGAATGGTGTGTTCTCTACTAATGAAGTTAGAAGAAAAGAGAATATGCAACCAATTGAAGGTGGCGATGTAATCAGAGTTCCACTAGCAAATGTGGACATCTCAGCGGCTTCTCTAACTGAAGACGAAACTAAGATCACTATGGCTCAAAAACTGATTTCTCTAGGCTTTGTTCCTGAAGATGTTTTGACTGTTTTGGGCTTGCCTAAGATTGCTCACACAGGATTACCGACAGTTCAATTGCAAAATCCAACAACTGTGCCTGATGGCAGTTATGAAACAGGGGAATAATGCCGATAAGTCAATCTGCTTTTACTGTTGGGACAGCGTTAGTTGAAATTGTTTCTCCAGACATTCAGCCAGTTAGAGCTACCATCCACAATCTTGAAAAGACTGATGGCCGTCTGATTTATATTGGTGGATCTGATTTGGTCGCTGGGCAGTCAGTTGAGATTAGCCCTGCAGTATTTCTTCAAATAACTATTGACCCAGGAGATTCACTTTACGCAAGAACTGCAACTGGGTCTTGGCAACTTGGCGTGATGATTCAGAAGCAGGACTAATGAAGACTTTTCTAAATGTTCGGGCTGTCGCTGAAGGCCAGTATTCACCACCTGAAGGTGTGGCTAATGCCGCTAAAAGAGCTTTGAAGTGGATTGAAGAAGGATTTGCAGGCAGTGGATTCACTGCTGTTGGCAGAAGAAGGGCTTCCCAGTTAGCTTCAGGGCAAGACATCTCTGCAGAAACAGTCAATAGAATGATTAGTTATTTTGCTAGGCACGCTGTAGATAAGAAAGCCCAAGGATTCAATTCTGGTGAAGAAGGCTACCCAAGTGCAGGCAGAGTTGCGTGGGATGCTTGGGGTGGTGATGCAGGAGAAAGTTGGGTAAATAATTTGCCAAGCGAATCTTCTGTTAGAGCATTGCCAAACCAAATTGGCATCAGTGATTTTGATGACACTTTACTTGTTGATGGACAGTTGAATTCTTATCTTTATTCTTGGATTCAATCTCAGAATGTTGATTTAGTTATTGTGACTGGTAGGCACGAATCAGATCGGAACGCAACTAAAGATTTACTAGATAAACTGGAAGTGAGTTATTCAAGGTTAGTAATGCAACCTGATAACCAAAATGAAAGTGCTAGATTCAAAGGCAAAGTTGCTTCAGAGTTCTTAGCAGATGAGTTGAATGTGGTTTTTGTGGTTGAAAATAATGCTGAAGCCAGAGCTGCTTACAGAAGTGCTGGTGTTGAAGCAGTTTATTCACCGAATGATTTACCTGCTATGGATGGAGTAAGGCAATTGGAAGAAATGCAAATGGAAGAAAACTCTATGAGTAAAGAATATCTATTAGGGCAACTTGAAGAGTTGAAGGGAGATGTCCTAGAACTTGTTGGCAAGCTTGTTGAAACTGTTTCTGATTTATCAGAATTGGTGGAGAGTGCCGAACAGCCTGCAGTTGCAGAAGATGTTCCAGTCATGGATGTTTCTGTTATTGAAGAAGATGCAGTTCGTTTTGTTGAGCCAGAGCAGGTCGCTGAATTAGCGAAGCGTGGCGAAAGAGTAGCCAAGGGCATAGAAAGAAGACAGGCTATCCATGACCTAGAAATCCGTGCTGAAGGCGATGGCATGACTTTGCGTGGCTATGCGGCAGTTTTCAACTCTGCAAGCCAGCCTTTGCCTTTCACTGAAACAATTCAGCCTGGAGCATTTAGAGATTCTCTAAAGTCTAGAAACGATATCAAGCTTCTTTGGAATCACGATACAAGCATCGTTCTAGGTTCAACTAGAGCAGGAACGCTACGCCTTATAGAAGACAATTTTGGTCTTCTGCTTGAAGCAGACTTGCCAGACACTCAGGCTGGTAGAGATGCGGCAACTCTAATCAAGCGTGGTGATGTGAATGCCTTTAGTTTTGGATTCAGAGTCCCACAAGGTGGCGATGAATGGATTACAGCAGACCAGAGAGTTTTGAAGCGAATCAATATCCACGAAACAAGCTTGGTCGCTTTTCCTGCTTACACATCAACTGAAGGAACTGCTTCTGTAAGATCCTTGCCAGAGCTTGCAGAAATGATTGCCAAGTTAGCAGAGATTAGGGGAGTTTCAGCCGAAGAACTTACATCTGCCCTTCTAGCCCTTGAATCGGGCGAAGAATTGACTGAACGCCAAGGCGAGCTTCTAACTGAAACGCTGAATAAGGTGCTTCAGAAAGACCCTGAAATCACTAATCCCCAAGACCTGCTTGGCATGAAGAAGAAGCAGTTGGATTTATTGATGCTAAAGGTATAGACTAGCGTTGCGATTGCCAGATTCCTTTTCTGGTCGCATAAAAAAGAAAACTAATTCTTTCCCCTTGATTTGTCCCAAGGGGTTTTCTTCTATCTGGCGTATCTATTTCTTCGGTATAAAATGAATTTGTCGGTGCGTTTATCCCCGATCGGATTATGTGAGTTTATCTCTGAATCTAAAACTCCCTATTTATGTTCTTGAAAGGAACGAAACCTAATGAGTGAATTTATCTCAAAGCAGGTTGATGCTAAGGCGAAAGCATGGCATGAAGCTAAAGAACTGATTGATTCAGTTGAAGCTCGTGGCAATGTTTGGACTGGCGAAGATGAAGCAAAGTATGCAAATCTTACTGCTGAAATTAACAAGCGTAATGAACTAATTGAACTAGAACAGCGTGAAGCAAAGGTTGCCGAAGTAATGACTAAGGCCGCTGTAGATTTCGCTGGTGCAACTGTTTCAGACACAGAGTCAGACATTCTTCGCAAGATGATCCTTGGTGAAGTTCGTGGCCACGAGTTCCGTGCTATCACCCCAAGCACAACTGGTGCACCTGTGCCTACAAATTTCTATTCAGAAATCGTGAAGGTTGCTCGTCTAGTTAACCCATTGCTTGAGTATGCAACTGTTATCAACACTGCTTCAGGTGAGAATCTACAGATTCCATCGCAGTCTGCTTTCTCAACTGCAACAATCGTTGGTGCTGGTTCAAGCATCGGCACGTCAGAACCGACCTTCAATACCTTCACCACACTTGGATCTTACAAGTTCTCAGCACTTAGCCAGTTGGCTAGAGAACTAGTCCTGGATGCAGGCGTAGATGTTATTGGTTTCTTGGCTGAACAGTTTGGTAACTCTTTCGGTTATGCAATTGGCGACAAGATTATCAACGGAACAGGCGTGGTAGAACCAACAGGGTTCTTACCAGTTGCTGGCACTGGTGTTACTGGTTCAACAGGTGTTTCAGGTGCGTTCTCAGCGGATAACGTAATTGACCTTGTTTATTCTCTAGATGGATCACTTCGTCAGAAGCCTACTTTCGCAATGCTTGCAAACAGCACTTCTATTGCAGCTTTGAGAAAGCTAAAGGACTCTTATGGTCAATACCTGTTTGATATTGGAACAGGTCTAGACAAGCGTGATCTAGTTCTAGGTGTTCCAGTTATTGAAACTCCTTCAATGCCATCACCTGCTACTGGAGCTAACTCACTTGCTGTTGGAGATATGAAGGCACTTTATATCCGCAACGCTGGTGGTCTTCAGGTTGATCGCAGTGATGACTACGCATTCGGAAACGACTTGGCCACGTGGCGTGCGACTTGGCGTGTGGACTCAGCACTCGTGCAGAAAGCCAACATCAAGAAGTTCAAGGGTGGAGCAAGCTAAGGCTTACCCACTTATTTAGAAGCACTCCCTATTTCTGTTTCGTAGCAGATTTAGGGAGTGTTTTCTATTAGGCTATTCGCATGACTAATTCATGCATTTCTTGGTATTCAAATTCACTCAATCAGCCGACAGGTTATGGCACGCAATCTAAACAAGTGATTTCTAGGCTTGTAAAAGATGGACATAAAGTGGCCATGCTTTCTAACTATGGTGGCGAAGGAGTCAATAGCCTAATTGAAACAGGATCAGGTTTGATTCCACATTATTCAAGGGGAATGAATCAGTATTCAACTGATGTGCTTCCACTAAATTTTCAGCACTGGAGTGCAGAGAATAAAGGGCTACCAAATTTTCTAATCACTTTGTATGATGTTTGGGTTTTAGATAACCCTGCCTTGGACAGTATTCCAATTGCATCCTGGACACCGATTGACCACCAGCCTGCTCCTGAAAAGGTTTTGGCTTGGCTGAAGAAACCTAATGTGACTCCTATTGCCATGAGCAAGTTCGGTAAATCTATGATTGAGAACGCTGGCTTAGAATCCGAATACATTCCCCACGCTATTGATACAAAGATTTTCAAACCTACAGCAAATCTCCCTGAAGGCATTTCGGGTAGGGATTTTGTGCGTGGAAAAGACAAGTTTGTTGTTGGAATGAACTTTGCTAATAAGGCTGGTGGCTTCATTCACCGAAAGGCTGTGGCTGAGAATTTCTTAGCTTTCGCTATCTTTGCCGCCAAGCACGATGATGTTGTTCTTTATTTGCATACTGAACCTTATGGAAAACAGTCAGGCTTTGTGCTTCCCAACATTCTGCAGGCTTGTGGAGTTCCTGCAGAGAAGGTTTCCTTTGTAGATCCAATTGGTTATCAGTATGGAATTAGTCAAGAAACTTTGGCCGCTATTTATTCTTCTTGGGATGTCGGCTTGTTCTGTAATTATGGTGAAGGGTTTGGCGTTCCACAGATTGAAGCACAAGCTTGTGGCGTGCCTATTATCACTTCTAACTTTGCAGCTTCTGCAGAGCTTGCTTCGCCTGATTCATATCTGGTCAATGGACAGCCTTTCTGGGATGCAGGTCAGCACACTTGGTTCAACATTCCTTTAGTTTCTGGAATAGTGGATGCTCTGGAGCAGGCTTATCAGCGTGGCAAGAAGGACTTCCCTGAAACGCTTGCTTTCGCAAAACAGTATGATGCAGACAAGATTTATGCAGAATCCTGGAAACCTTTGATTGAGAAGCTTTCTTCTAAATGATTCCAGTCCTTGGGTTTCTGACCTATTCAAGATTTGATTTGGCAGACAGGCTATTGGCAAGCATTGATTATCCTGTAGATAATTTGGTGATTGTAGATAATTCAGGCAAGCGAGAATGGACTCCTTCTAAGCCTGAGATGGTCAAGAATCTTTGGCTTATTCAAGTCCCACATGGCTTAGGTTATGGTGGTGGATTGAATCTAATTATCAAGACAACCCCATTTGCTCCTTACTGGGTTTTGGTCAATGACGATTCTGTTTTTAGTGAAGGTGCTTTAAAGAAGATTAGCGAGCAAGTAGATCCTAAAGCAATCAACTTTCTGAGCATCATGCCGAAGTGGAGTGGCTTTGTTTTAGGGGAAGGTGCAGTCCTGAAGGCTGGCTTGTTTGATGAACGCTTTCACCCAATTTATTTTGAAGATAATGATTATGAACACAGATTGATGTCTGCAGGTGTGCCTGCAAAATTTATTCATGCAGTTTTGTCCCACGATAATTCAAGCACTTTGGAGAGTGGCTTTCACAGCCAGAATGATAGAACTTTCTTGGCTAATCAGAAGTTGTTTCAGAAGAAGCTTGCTGAGAATGATTTGAGTCAAGGCGAATGGGATTTAGAGATTAGAAGGACTAACGCTTGGGACAGATAGTTTATACAGGCGGCACATTTGATTTGTTTCATTCTGGCCATGTGAAATTCTTGAAGCAATGTAGGCGAATTGCAGGAGTTGATGGAAAGGTTGTTGTTGCTCTAAATAGGGACGAATTCATTGAAGCCTATAAAGGCAAGCCACCTGTTGTTTCTTTCAAGGACAGAGCAGAAGTTCTACTTGCCTGTAAGTTTGTGGATTCAGTAATTCCTAATTGTGGAAACGCTGATTCTAAAGTTGCGATTTCTAAAGTTGATCCTGATTTTGTGGTTATCGGTGATGACTGGGCTAGGAAAGATTATTATGCTCAAATGCAATTTACTCAGGACTGGCTGGATAAGAATGAAATTGGTTTGATTTATGTTCCTTATACAGCAGGCATTTCTACTACTGACTTGAAAGCTCGCATAGCAGGCAAGCGACTAAAATAGGTATTGACTTTAGGAGTTTATTTTGGCGATAACAAACGGATATTGCACCCTTGCAGATGTAAAAGCAGCTCTAAGAATTACAGACACCATTGATGACGCTTTGATTGAGAACAGCGTGAATGCGGCTTCTCGCATGATTGACCAGTATTGCAACAGATTCTTCTATTCAGGATCTGCTGGAGAAACCAGATACTTCAAAGCTAATGATGGCTTTACATGTTGGATTGATGATGCTCAAAGCATTGCTTCATTGACTACTGCAAGCACTGACCCGACAATCTTTGATACCACTTGGCAGGCTTCTGATTATCAGGTGCTTCCTGCTAACAGATGGTCAAATGGTGCTTATTATCCGATTTCAGCAATAACTGCAACTGATAACTATTTGTTCCCTGTCTGGGCAGACATAGCTTTAGTCAAAGTTGTTGGCCAGTTTGGTTGGGCTTCTGTGCCTGACCCAGTGAAGTTTGCTTGCATTATTCAGGCTTCAAGATTATTCAAGCGACTTGAATCGCCTTTAGGTGTTGCAGGGGTTTCTGACTTGGGAATCATGCGAGTCGGCTCAAGCATTGATGGTGATGTTGCTCAACTTATCAATCCATTCCGTCTGCTTAGAACTGGTGCTTGATGACTATTAGCAATCTTAGAACTGGGTTAGCAAATAATCTGAAAACTCTTTCTGGTCTTCGGGTTGTTGAAACGCTTCCTGATGTGGTCAATCCACCAATGGCAATGATTGGCTTGACTAAAGTTGCTTACAATAGGCAAAACAATCAGAGTATGTCTGAATACACTTTCAAAGTCACTGTTATTGTTGGCAGAGTTTCAGAGAGAACTGCTCAGAACACTTTGGACATTTGGGTTGCTCCAGGCTCAGGTTCAATCAAGGCGGCTGTTGAATCCGATCGGACTTTGGGTGGCAATGCTTATGAAGTCTTTCTGGCAGAGCTTTCAGCGTATGGGGCTATTACTGTGAACGGTATAGACTATTTGAGTGCCGAGTTTTCGGTGCAAGTTTTCGCAAGATAAGGAAAATAAATGGCAATTTTTGTTGCAACAGACTTCAATGTTTCTATCAATGGTTCTACAGCACTTGCTTCTTACTTGACTCAGGTTGAGTTGAAGACTTCTGCTAACGACATAACTACAACTGCTTTTGGAAGCACTTGGGTAACTCGTGTTGCTGGTCTAAAAGAAGGAAGCCTAACCCTTCAGTTCAATCAAGATTACGCAGTTTCAACAGTTGATGCTACTTTGTGGCCTTTGCTTGGAACTAACGCAACAGTTGTAATCAAACCAACTTCAACAGCGACAAGCTCAAGCAACCCTGCTTACACTGCAGTTTGTTTGGTCACCGACCTGACTCCGATTTCTGGAAATATTGGTGATCTAGCCACATTCAGTATCACATGGCCGACAACTTCAGCGATTTCCAGAGCCACAGCCTAATTTAGACTAGAATAAGTTCATGCAAAAACTAGAACTTACTATCAAACTAAATGAAGGCGAAGCCTTTGCAATCACGACTTCAGCAAGCGATGTAATCAAGTGGGAGTCCTACTTTGATTTGAGCATTGATAAGCTTTCAAAGCTCACTCACCTTTACTATCTTGCTTGGTTATCTTCAACTAGAAATGGAAAGACTTCAGCCGATTTTGAAACTTGGGCTGACCTTGTTGAAGATGTGGCGGTCGCTGACCCAAAAGTTATAAAAGCTTAGGGGAAGATTCATACCACTGGTTTATTGCAAATCTTGCAGTAGCCACTGGGATTGCTCCTAGCGTTTTGATGCAGGAATCTGACCGAATGTTAATCACGATGATGTTCGCTTGGCAATCTCAAAATGGATCCTAGGAGTATAAATGGCACAACAAGTTGTTTATGATGCTAAAGGCTTGCTTGCCGATATCAAAGCCATTGAGCCTGGGCTAAAGAAGCAAATGCTTGCTGAAGCAAGGAAGATTTCTGAAGGGCCGCAGACAGCAATCAGAGAAGCAATCCCTTCAGTTGCTCCACTTTCTGGAATGAGCCGAGAAAAGAACCCAAATGGAAGACTTGCTTGGGGAGCAGGCAAGCCTGCAAACAAAGTTGATTTCTCAATTAGAGCTACAGGCTCAAGAAAATTTGCTATCACTTCTCTCTTTAGATTGATTGTTGCTTCTCCTTTAACTGCCCTTGCAGATATTGCAGGTAAAGGATCTGGCGTGCCAAGGAATGCTAGAACTAAACCTTATTCATACAAGGGTGGCACAAGAACTCACCGAGTAAATGGGCAAGGTGAAGCAATGATTGTGAACTTAAAGAAACGCAATAAATCAAACTTTGTTTATCCTGCTGTTGAAGGCAAGTTGGGGAGTGTTGAAGCCGAACTAAAATTGGTTGTAGAGAAGTATGCGTTGAAAGTTAATAGGAAGTTGAACTAATGTCCGTCATTATCAAGCTGTTATCAAAATTTGATGACTCTGGTATCAAGAAAGCCAATAAAGGCTTTGGTAGCCTTTCTAAAGTTATCGGTGGAATTGGTCTAGGTTTTGGTCTAAAGGCTATCGGGGACACGCTGATGGAAGCGGCTAAGGCGGCGGCGGCAGACGAGAAAAGCACTCGGCTTCTAAATATTCAACTGACTCGCAACGCAAATGCAACTGCAAAACAACTAACTGAAAACGACAAATTCATTGAATCCTTATCTCTACAAACTGGAATTATGGACGATGATTTACGACCTGCAATGGCTAAGTTCGGAAATGTTACTAAGAATGTAAAAGATGCTCAAAGGCTTCTAAGAATTACTCTTGATGGTGCGGCTGGGTCGGGTAAGAATCAAGAAAAGATTGCTAACGCTGTTGCCAAAGCATACGCAGGTAATACGACTGCACTTAAAAAGATGTTCCCTGAACTTACTGCAAGCAAAGATGTTTTAGGTGATTTTGCCGCAACTTATGCTGGGTTAGCTGAAGAAAATGCTGATCCATTTATGAAGTTCAATAACAGCATGGACATCCTAAAAGAAAAACTGGGTGCAGTTGTTCTACCTGTGCTGATTGACTTTATAGACGAAATTAGCAAAGAAGGTGGAGCTATTGAAGTTGTAGGGCAATTTTTTGATGATCTTGCAAACCCTAAGACTGATGCGGCTAAAACTTTTACTGAAATCAAGGACGCAATTGGCGAGGTTATTGAAAGTGTAAAAACTTTCTTCGGCTATTTTGGTGATGGAAATGCAGTCCAAGGATTTGCCAACGTTGCAACCAGCCTTGTCCAGATGCTACCTGCGTTGCTTGCACTAAAAGCAATTATGGTGCTTGCTTCAGGCGGTAAGGCAATCGCTGGACTGATTACAGCTATGACTGCTATTGCTGGTGGTGGCGGGGGTGGAAGTCCTATTGTTGCTGGCGGGGGAAGTAAAGGCAAAGGTTTAACCAAACTAATCGGGCTTCCAGTTGTTGGAACTGTAGCAACTGTTCTTTCTCTTTCTGGTGATACCGCTAGTAGAGATGGTTTAACACCTGAACAAAGAATTGCTAAACGAAATGCACAGGAAGCAGCTAACGCTCCTTTTTATGGAACTTATTTTAAAGCGACTCCCACAAATAAATTACCAAGTGTTTTTAACCCTGTTCCTGCTTCTACTATGCCTGTAACTAACGCAGAATGGAAACAATATGCAATCAATGCGAATGCGAGAACACAAGCAGCACTTAATAATAATAAAAGACCTACTTTTGCTAAACCGCAAACCACGTCTACGGTTACAAATAACATAACTATAAATGTTCCTAATGCCGATCCGAAAGCTGTCGTAAATACTTTCGCTAAATACACTAAACAAAATGGCACTGTTCCATCTTTCCTAGTTCCACCTAAGAAACCTGCGAATTAGAGACAATGCCTAGTCCTAGTTATCTTGTAGAACTTCAGTTTGGTGCAAGTTCGTATGTTGATGTGACTCAATATGTTCAGAGCATTTCAATTAGTCGTGGAATTAGTCGTGCTTTAGAAGACTTTTCTGCAGGTTCAGTAAATATAACTTTTGTAAACAATAATCGTGTTTTTGACCCATTGAATACTTCTTCTCCACTTTGGTATGGTGCTGGTGGCTACACAATTGTTCAACCTTCGGGCAACATCAGAATCAGCAGTAATGGGATTAGAAGATTCACTGGCTTTGTTCAGGACTGGCAATTCACTTATGAAGACTCTGGCTTCAATGGGCAAGCAACTGTGTCTGCTTTAGACCTGCTCTATAAAGTCAGCAATGCAAGCTTGACTGGTGGCACGCAATATGAAGTTGAAGCTACTAGCGAAAGAATCAAGTCCGTCATGGCGGCTAATGGTTTTGGCACTGCGACTTATGCAGGCATTGAAGGTGGCCATACTCTTATTGGCTACGATATCAATTCTCCTGGAGATAATGTTTTGTCTTATTTGCAAAATGTTGCTCGGAGTGAGCCTGCAGATTTCTTTAGCAATGCTTCAGCAAATATGGAAATGAAAGACAGAAGTTTCACAAATTATGTCTGGAATAACTCAAGCAGATACAATTTTGTTTCTTATCCATCTACTGCAACTATTCAGACAGAACCTCAAGTTTCGGGTGTGCCACGCACAGGCTGGACTTTGATTGGAACTCAAGCTACTGCAACTCTGAGTGCTTATGGTGGTTTTGTTTGGCGTGGTGGAACTGTTGCCGATCCTTTTGTGCCTACTGATAGTTATGTTGGTTTTGTTTATGAAGATTACAATCCGACTAGGTATTTGAATACTGGTGGAACATATACTTTTGCTGGGTTGATTCGTGGCGTTGCTGGAAACTTTGATATTAGTCTTTTCACTTTAGACACAGAGGGTCAGGCTGAAGGAACTGCGGCTTCAACAGTTATTTCTTCACCATCTTCAACAGCATGGAATGCTTTTACAATCACTAAAGTTGCAGATGCGACAGCTACTGTTGGTGGTGTTTCTGCTTACGCAACGATTTCAGGTGGAAGCACTTACAGCGTTATTGGCGATGGTTTTATTATTGAGCCTGCAGGAACAAGCGTCAATTATTTTGACGGAGATTACAACCCTTACGCCTATTCAGGATCTGCTTCTACTGCTTATGAAATTGCTTGGGCTGGCGTGCCTAGAGAAAGTCAATCAGGGCTTCTCACTAGCGTTGCTTCAGCAATCACTGCTCCTGCAGTTTATAGTTTTGCCGCTGGAAATGCTCAATCAATTTTCAATGGCACAGGAATTCCATTTACTGATTTGCGAATTCTTTACGCTTCGGAACAGCTCTACAATGAAATTCAAGTTGTTGGCATAAATGCAACTGCAGTTGCTGAAGATTCAGCAAGTCAATCTTTGTATGGGCTTCGGGGATATAGCCAAACCGATAATCTCACAACTTCTTTGACTAAGCCTGCAGAGATTGCTTCAGCCTTCTTGGGTGAATTTAGGTTGCCAGAGTATCGGGCTGAACAGATGACTGTCGCTTTAGAAGCTTTAACAACTGCTCAACAAAACATTGTTTTGGCTATTGAGATTCGTGATGTTATTAGGGTCGCTTTTCAGCCTTCTGCTACTGGTGCGAATGTTGATAAGTATTATCAAGTCTTAGGTATGAGCTCTAATTCTGATCCTGAAAGAGATGCAATCACCTTCAATTTGGCTTCACTGGACAATCTCCCTTTTAGGCTAGATTCAACTTTTCTTGGTATTTTAGATACAGATACTTTGGCTTAGATAAAATAATGGTTTAGGAGAAAATAAATGGCAGGCACTAAAGTTTGGACTATTGGTGAAGTTCTTACAGCTTCAACATTGAATGGTAATTTTGATAAGCTCCCATACGCTTCATCAGCGTTTCGTTATACACAGACTGGGACTATTGCAATTAACACTTCTGTTACTACTGCAGTTGCTTTTCCTGTTTCTAGGTTTAGCGTTGCACCGCTTGTAACAGTATCTTCTAGCGATCAATATTTGACTGCCTATGTTTCATCGGTTACTTCTGGCACAGTTACTATTGGTTTGCGAAATAATGGTAATGCTACTTCAGCTGCCTGCCAAGTTTCAGGTTTTGCTGTGCAAATGACTGCAGGAACTGCGTCAGGTTAAGGATGGAAATGATTTCTTGCAAAACTTCTGAGTGTCCTATGGGGAATGAAAAGCATTATCCACACCCAGACGGCATTCCTGTTATTTGTTGCTTCTGTGGCGTGGAGATGACTGCAAGTGAGTGAGCCGACTAAGCCGACTAATCAGACTTTACTTCTGCAGATAGTTCGGGACATAGAGATTCTAAAAGCCAACAGTATTCAGATTCTTGAATCTTCCAGAGATCATGAAAATCGGATTCGTGAGCTTGAAAAGCAAATCAACAGAAACGCTTGGATGCCTGCACTTATCACTGCAGTTATCACCAGCCTGCTAATTCTGGCAATCACCAAAGGATTAGGATTCTAACCTTTCAGTAGAATTGATTGCATGACTGCAATTTATCGTGAACCTTTTCCTGCCAAGACTCGCAATGACGAGTTTGGAAATCTTGCACCTTACCGCAATGGAAGGCCACATCGTGGGCAGGACTGGAGTCCTAAAGAAAAGTCTCCGATTCCTGCAATCACTGACGGAACTGTTTTCATAAATGAATGGTCAGATGTCCTTGGATGGTTTCTTGTTCATTCCGCAAAGGACGGCCACTTTATTCTTTATGCTCACTTGGCAGAACAAAGCCCTTTGAAGAAAGATTCTAAAGTCAAAATGGGTGATGTTATCGGCAAAGTTGGTGGTGGCAGAAATACTCCGTCAGGATCTGCTTCAACTGGAGCACATTTACATTTGTCTATCGGTAAAGCCAACAAGTCCTGGAGCAACCCTAAAATCCATTTGGCCGCTTATGAAGATTTGATTGACCCTTTGAAGCACATCCTTGCTAATCTGAAAGCGAAATAATGAAAGAAATTCTGGTATCTAGATTCAAAGCAGTCCTAGGAGTTGTCGCTGAGCTTGCTTGGCGTGGCTTCGGCATCTTCCTATTTATTCTTGGCGGCTCTGCAGGTGTTGGTGCGGCTCTGACTGGCAGTTGGATAAATGGCGTGGCTGTCGCTTGGGGAACTTTGATGCTTGGAGTTCTTGGAGCTTTGGGTTATGCAATCGCAACTACTGGTAAAGCAACTCGGGCTGATGTCGCTAAAGGTGCTTCAGATGCGATTCAAAGGGCTAAAGAGCAGACTGAAGATAAGAAGTAAGACAGATACTCGCATTTGGGCTTGAAGGTCGCTAAAAGGCGTTCTAAGGCTTATTTGGACTAAAGCTCTGCTTGCTTTCTGATTCGCCTTCTTTGCTCTGGCGTGGATCCACCCCAAATTCCGTAATCTTCATACATGCCGACTTGCAGGCACTTGCCCATTACTGGGCATCTCAAGCAAATCTCTCTGGCAGTTTCTTCAGCAAGTTTTGCCATCTCTAAATCTTGGCCTTTACTTTTAGCCCTGAAATCTTCTGGAAAGAAAATCTCTGGGACTTGCTCACATTCAACGCCACCATTGTCCAAGATGGCTTCGTTCAAATTTATGGTCAGGCGTTCCTGTGTTGCTTTGTCGGTGGTCATAACTATAGTTTAGATATGAAAAACGCTAAATTGACTCAAATCCTTGAAAACGCTGTATTTCTTGGAGATTATGAAAACAACAGCCCTGAATGGCACGCCTTGAGAAATCAGGTCGGAGTCATTTCAGGATCAGAAATCGGTGCAATCCTTGGCCTTTCTCCTTTTACTTCTGCAATGACTTTGTGGGCTGAGAAGACTGGCAAGATTGAAAGACCGAAAATCGGCAATACTGCAATGCGACTTGGGCAGTTAGTTGAACCTGCAATTCGTGAGCTCTATAAAGAGCAACATCCAAATCATGTTGTCCTTGAAGTGGGAACTTATGCTTCTAAAGACAATGAATGGATGCACGCTAATCCAGATGGAATTTGCTTAGATGAAAATGGCGATGCCTATATCCTGGAGATAAAACATACAGCCACTTTCTGGGATTCAATTCCTGAGAATTACAAGGCTCAAGTGTTTTGGTATATGCATGTCTTTGGATTGAAGAAAACAGTTTTCGCTGTGGTCAATGCAGGTCGCTACAAAGAGTATGAATTGCTTTGGGATGACTTTGAATGGGATGCCATGATTCAGCAGGTGAAATGGTTTAGGGAAAATGTCCTTCGGGATGTTCAACCTGACTGGGATGGCTCTGAATCAACATATGAAACTGCTAAAGCTTTATCTCCAGACATTGAAGTTAGAGATGAAGAATTAGGTCAGTTAGGAATTGAATTGTTCAATGCTCAAGCAAAATTGGATGAAGCCGAAGCGTTCCTTCGGGAAATGAAGTCAAGAACTATTGCAGCTTTGAATGGTGCAAAGAACGGAACAATTGATGGCGTTGTCTGTTGCTCTCTATCTCAGCGAGCAGGTGGGTTGCCATTCCTTACAATCAAGAAAGTAAAGAAATAATGAAAGACAAAATAAAAGGATCCGAATTGCTTTTAGGCAATGTTGTGGATGTAGAAATAAAGAATGAAGAAGCCAGTGAAACTAATGTTTTCGGTGAAATTACTGCAGTGCAGAAGTATTCAAACAAGATTTGGATTCAGGTCGCTGGTCTAGATTCATGGATTATTCTTGGCGATAATGTTCAAGTTAGAGTTTTAGACCAAGGAGATAACTAATGGCTCACTTCAATCCTGCAGATTATGAAACTGTTGCTGAAAGAATTGCACGCTTCTACAGAGATTTTCCAGACGGAAGAATTATTACTAAGAACATAACTCAGGCACATGATAGAGCAATCTTGACTTGGGTTGTGCAAGCTTGGGTTTATCTTTCTTCAGAAGATCAGGCTCGGGGATTACCAAAAGCGACCGGGTTGGCTTTTGAAATTGATGGTGCAGGTATGGCCAACAAAACTTCAGCCTTAGAGAATGCAGAAACTTCGGCAATCGGTAGGTGTCTAGCGAATGCAAATTATTCGGGAGATAAAAGAGTGACTCGTGAAGAAATGAACAAAGTCAATCGTGGCGTGAATCCTGGAAAGAATTGGATGGCGGCCTTGGAGAACATTTCGGATCTTGAAGGCTTGCGTTCCCTTTACAATGAAGCGAAACAAAATAAAGTTCCGTCTAGTATTCTGGAAGCAATCAAAGGTAAGGCAGATGGAATCTCTAGAACTGGAACAGGCAATTAGCGTTCTTCAATCCAACATCATGGAGTTAAGTGAGCTAGTTCGGGCTTTGCGAGAAGATCCAATTCTTAGGGCTAAAACGCTGAATCGGCTCGCTGAACAGGTCGCTAGGCTTGAAATGCTCAGGAATTCCCCTAGATTCTAGGGGTTTTTCCTTTATCAAATCTTTATCAAATTAGGCCTTTACATTCGTCTATTTGGGGTCATTTTGCTACATTACATACATAAGGCAATAAGGCCTTATAGGACAAATAAAGGACAAGCAAATGAACAACCAGAAACTAGACAACGCAATTGATTCAGCAATCGTATTTGAGCAGAGAATTGTTCGCAACATGGCAAAGATGGAACTGGACAGAATCTGGGCTTCACTAACTGAAGCAAGCAAGGTTCATGAAAACTCAATCGGCAAAATGGGTGAGCAGTTCGCTTACGATAACGCCATGGAAATCAACGCACAGTATGAAACCACCAAGGCAGCTTACAAGGCACTTGGAATGACTGGCTCAATCGGAATTCACAGAATCTAATCTAGAGAAGAAAAGGACAAATCAAAATGACTACAGCAACTTATGCAGGCCCAAAGGGCAGAGAAAATGAACTTTGGTCTTCAGCAAATGGAAACCTTCATTGCGTTTCAGAAACATGTATGGGCTTCAGCCTTTTCAGCGAAATCGGAAACAACATCCGTCAGGGAAAGACTTTTGATGGAGCATACAGATTCACTCCTTCAGAAAGAGAATTCATGAAGGACTTCCTAATCAATGAAATCGGGGAAAAGAACCCAACTTGTGAATGTGGAAGGGTTGCGTTCTAATCATGAAGACAGCAGTAAAGATCACTAGACCAGCAATCACCAAACTTCTGCTTGAAGCAGGATTTGTAAAAGCCGAATGGCGAAACAGGAACACCGAAAAGCTTTGGAATGACGGATTCCTAATCTCAGTTTATGACTGGGCTTATTCAGGTGAAACTACTAGAAGGCTTGAAGTGAATCACCAACTGGCTGGGTCTTGGAAAGATGACTCTAAGTCAGACATTGATGCAATGACTGCCAAAATGTTTGAAGCAATTCAGCAAGCAGGCGTGGAAGCAGAACTGATTGTTTCTGACCACTGGCTAAACACAATAAGAATTTCATTCTAAGAAAGGCAAGGACAAGAAAATGACTTACTCTAAAGATTGCAATGAATGGCTGTTGATTAGAGCCAAGACTGGCCACTGGTTCAGTAAGGATTCCCTAGCATTTTGGGGTTCAAAGATTTACTGGGACACCCTGAAGCAAGTTGGCTCAGATTACTTCTTTATCACTTCAGAAGATAACTTCAATGCCACAGAAAAGCTTTTCAGCATCAGGAAGGTCAATCAGGACTTTGGGGTTGAAACCCTTGAATGGCAGTTCACTGCAGACCTGAAGGCGGCAAAATCTAAGTTGAAAGAAATCCTTGCAGATGCCTAAGTTGAAAATCGGCAGTCTGTTCAGTGGGTATGGTGGCTTGGATCTTGCAGTGCTCAATGTTCTTGATTCAGAAATCGCTTGGCACTGTGAATGGGATAAAGCACCTTCAGCCATCCTTGAAAAGCATTTTCCAGGAATACCGAATTATCGGGATGTTAGCAAAGTGGATTTCACTCAGGTTGAGCCGATAGACATTCTCACTGGTGGGTTTCCCTGCCAAGATTTATCCCTTGCAGGAAAGCGTGCAGGGCTTCAAGAAGGAACAAGGTCAGGGCTTTGGCTTGAATTTGCCAGAGCTATAGAAGAACTTCAACCCAAGTTGGTTGTTATAGAAAATGTAAGGGGCTTGCTAAGTGCTAAAGCAGATAACGGAATGGAATACAGTCAAGAAGATTTGGACAGTTGGGGAAGCGAACCTGTTTTCACAGCAATTCAGGCCGTTCTCGGGTCGCTGGCCGATCTCGGGTATGATGCGAAATGGTCAGGTGTTCGGGCTTCAGATGCAGGAGCAACTCACCAAAGATTCAGAATGTTTATTATTGCGTTCCCCTGTGGCAGTTGAAGGAGCAGGTGGAGCAGTTTCGGCTGAAGTGAAAATCGCTAAAGGCCATTATGTGATGTTGCGAGACCAAATCAAGGATTTGATTACTTTGCCGACTCCTGCAGTGGCTCACATCAGGAATCATGACGAACCGATTGAAGATTATTTGGGCAGGCGGCAGGATTATTTGGATGGCAAAACTAAGGGGATGCCTGGAGCAAGCCTTGGAGTTGCAGTCAGAATGGAACTGCTTCTCACTCCAGTTGCTAGTGAAGGTTTGAAAGCTCCTGCACAGCAGAGCAGTGAAACTAAGTCAAAGACAGGCCAAGTTTGGTTGAGCAATCAGGCCAGAGATATGCAGTTCGCTTGGGGTAAGTTTGAGCCAGTGATTAGGCGTTGGGAAGCCACCATTGACCGACCTGCTCCGTTGCCGACTAAGCCAGATGGAAAAGATGACGGACATCGCCTTTCAGCCGATTTTGTTGAATGGATGATGGGTCTTCCAGAAGGCTGGGTTTGTGATCCTGAAATTGGATTGAAGCGAGTTGAGCAGTTAAAAGCCTTGGGCAATGGAGTTGTTCCACAGCAGGCTGAATTGGCTTTACGCTTACTTATTGATGACCAAATTTTAGAGCAGTTAGGAAAATAGATGGAAAAGAAAACATACCAAGTTCTTTCAGGAGATACTTTTGAAGTGGAAGCATCTTCAGGCAAGGAAGCGTTAGAAAAGTATTACGCTTACTCAAATGGGGAAGAATGCCCTTGCTCAGAAGAAGATTGCACTTGTGTTTCCTTTGGGGAAGCAAGCACCATTCTTTTAGATGCAGACCCTGAAGCATGATTATCTTTGACTTCTTCGCTGGCACTGGCTCAAGCACCCAAGCTTTTAGAGATGCAGGCCATACAGTTTTCACCTTTGAAAAGGATCCTTTCTTTGAAGCAACGGAAACTGTGGACATTATGAAATTGTCTGTTGCGTATCTTTTAGAAAAGTATGGGCAACCTGATTTTGTTTGGGCTTCGCCACCTTGCACTGCTTTCAGCGTTGCTTCTATGGGTCATCACTGGGCTTCAGGTGGAGAACATCCTGTCCCAAAGACTCCTGCCGCTGAATTCAATCAATTGTTGGTTGGAAAAGCCATTGAGTTAGCTCAGGGCTTGAATCCTAAGTTTGGTTTCCTGATTGAGAATCCTAGGGGAATGCTTAGAAAGCTTCCTGTAGTCCAGGGACTGAACAGAAGAACGGTGACTTATTGCCAGTATGGTGATGACCGAATGAAGCCGACAGACATTTGGGGAAATGTTCCAAATTGGACTGCCAAGGATCCTTGCAAGAATGGTGAGCCTTGCCATGTTGCGGCTCCTAGGGGTTCTTCTACTGGCACGCAAGGATTGAAGAATGCAAGACTCAGGTCAATGATTCCTTATAGTTTGGGTGCAGAAATTCTTGAAGCAATTGAAGGAGTGAGCTAATGGGTCAAATCAATGAATCTTGGTATACCAGCACTGCAGATGACTGGGGAACGCCACAAAAGACATTTGATGATCTGAATCAAGAATTTGGTTTCACTGTGGATGTTTGTGCGAATGAACACAATTTCAAGGTTGCAAATTATTTTGATGTTGCTCAGGATGGCTTGGCTCAATCTTGGGAAGGCGTTGTCTGGTGCAACCCACCTTATGGAAGGACAATAAAGGTTTGGATGGCTAAGGCTTATGAATCTTGGCTGGCTGGTGCTACTGTAGTCTGTCTAGTCCCTGCTAGAACTGATACTGCTTGGTGGCATGATTACGCCGCTAAAGCTCCAGAGATTCGGTTTCTTCGGGGAAGGCTAAAGTTTGAAAGACCTGGACAGAAAAGTGATGCGGCTCCTTTTCCTTCAGCGATAGTAGTTTTTAGGGACTAATTAGAAAATGGGACAAAATGAGTAAGAAATATAAATATGAAGAGTATGAAGCAATCTGGCAGAACAGTCAGGCTTCAGGGAATGATTTGCTTCTGCTTCTAGCGTTAGTAAAATTTCGCCAACCTGCAGGGATGTATGCAACAAGGGAAACCCTTGCTTTGATGCTCAGATGCAATGTAGATACTGTGGATAGATGTTTGAAGCGTTTGAAAGCTTCTGGAGAGTTGATTTGGGATAAAGGATCTTCCCACTCTAAGCGAGCCAACCGATATTCAATCATGCTTCCAGGACTTGACCTTGTGAAAGATAGCCCACGAAATGCGTCCCGAAACTCGCAGAAAATAGCCCTTGATTCTCAAGAAGAAAGCCCATTGAATATCAAGGCTCTAAACAGTAAAGAAACAGTAGTTAAAAGAGATAGTGAAATTCTTGTGTTTGATTCCACTAGGTTTGGTGATTTGCATCTTGCTTCTATCCAAGTTTCTGGGCTTGCTCCATTGCTTGTGGATGACTTGCTTTCTTTCTTTGCTTCTTCTTATGAATGCAAATCTGCTTACACCGATAAGGTTCGTTTGGACAGATGGTGGACATTCTTGGACAAAGCTGCTTCGCAGGCTGAAAGGAAAAGATAATGAATGAAATTGATTTTGAAGAGCTTGTGGTTGCTTGTCTTCTGACTAATCAGGGGTTGGGTATGGATCAGGTTTCGCTTGTTCCCGATGACTTTGATTCTCCTTGGTTTAGGGAAGCGTTTGCGATTATGTCTGAGCAGTTTGAGAAGAAGAAGTTCTTTGATGTTTTTACTGTTTCGGGTGAGATTGAGAGTCCTGCTGTTCGTCAGCGTGTTTGGGATTCTTTGCAGTTTGCTTTTACTCCCCAGAATGTTCACTTTTATGCGGCTAAGGTTTTGGAGAAGTCGGTTGAACGCCAGTTGGGGTTGCTTGCTTTGGAGCTTCAGAAGGGTGGTGATGTTCAGGCGAAGATTGACCTTGTTCGGGTGAAGTTGGATGCTTTGAAGATTGTTGAAGCTTTGGAGTTGCCTGACCTTCGTTGGGATTTGCAGTTGATGTTGAATGAAATCTTGAATCCTAAAAGGACTTTGCAGACTTGTTTCTCTGGTTTGAATCGGCTTATTGTGGGCTTGAAGCAGTCTGGTCTTTATGTTATTGGTGCTAGACCTGGAGTTGGTAAGACTGTGGTTGGGATGCAGTTGGCTTGGGAGCTTTCTAGGGTGGAAGATGTTTTGTTCTTTTCTTTGGAGATGGATAAGGCTTCCCTGTTGAATCGTGTTGTTGCTGGTGAGTTGGGCATTCCTTTGGAGAGCATTGAAAGGGGTTTGCTTCTTCCTGAGTGGCAGGGTGCTATTGGTGATTTGATTAGGACTGTTGAATCTAAATTGATGATTTCGGATCGGGGTGGTCAGACTATTGGTCAGATTCGGGCTTATGTGAATTCTGTTTTGTTGAAGCGACCTGTGAAGGCTATCTTTGTGGATTATCTTCAGTTGATTCAGGCGGCTAATCCTAAAGCTCCGAAGTATGAACAGATTTCTCAGATAAGCATGGATTTGAAGAATCTTGCTAAGGAGTTTGGTGTTCCTATTGTGGCTTTGGCTCAGTTGAATCGTAGAATTGATGGCAAGCCTGACGAAAGGCCGACTGCAGGTGATTTGCGTGATTCTGGGCAGATTGAGCAGGATGCAGATGTGATTATTATGCTTTCTAGAAAGCAGAGTGAAGAAGACATCATTGAAGATACTAAGATTTCTAGGGGTGAGAGTGCGAAGCTCTTTTCTTTCGGTCAGAAGTCTTTGATTACTTTGGATGTGGTGAAGAATAGGCATGGAGCAACTGGTTTCTTTGAAGCCAAGTTTGATGGTGAGTTTTCTAGGGTTAGGGAAATAGGGTTTGCAGGATAATCAGGTTCAGTGCCGCAGGTGTGGCTTTGTTTGGACTGTGAATGCTGAGAAGCGTGGCAGGAAGGATCTGCTTTGTGTTTCTTGCAGGGTGAAGCCTGCTTCAACAATTCAGTATGGAAAGCTTCGGTGCGTTCCTTTTCAGGGTGCTCTCGATCCTAATTTGAATCCGATTGATGACGATGGTGTTTTGGTTTATCCTGGAGAACGCATTTGTGGTCATTCTGATTGTGTAAATGTGGCACATATTGCCAGCGAAATCCTGTAGGATTATCAGGCAGTAAAGTTTCAAATCTAAATAAAATAACTAATCTACGAAAGAGAAAATAAAAATGGCAGTTGTAAAAGTTTCAGGTAAAGTTTCAAAAGTTTTTGGTGCAAGCAATCAGGGTTTGTCCCTTGTTGAGTCTTACAAGTCTTCAACAGGTGAAGATTACACTCGCACTTGGACAGTTTGGTTTGCAGTTTCACATAACTTGCAGATTGATGCAGAAGTTGTTGTCTATGGTCAGCTCTCAGCAAAGATTGAAGACTTTGAAGATAAGACTGGTAAGCCTGGAAGAAAAGTGAAGTTGGATATCAACAACGCACAAGTTGATGTTCCTGCAGTTGTTCCACCAGTTTTAGAATCTATTGTTGCTAACGCACCTTTCTAAATCATGCGTTCTTGGGTAGCAGGGTTTTTGTTTGGTCTGCTATTCATTATCAATTCTTGTTTCACAGTTCAACCCTTGCAAGCCTTGAATGGGTTTGCAGGGGTTTTCTGTTGGTTTGTTATAGTGGTGAATTATTATGGCAAGAAATAGTTTTAGCTTCACAGTCTTTGGAGTTGATCCTGCTCCACAAGGTTCAAAGAAATATGTGGGCAGTAGAAGGACAGCGGCTGGGAATAACATTCCGTTGATTATTGAGAGCAGTCCTAAGCTTCCTGCCTGGAGAAAGGCTGTTTCTGAAGCAGTTGTGCAGGGCATGAAGGATTCTGGGGATGACTCTAAGTTTGAGCAGGCTGTAAAAGTTGAAGCAATCTTTTATTTGACTAGACCTAGGACTGTGAGCAGGGATTATCCGATTGTGCCGCCTGACTTGGATAAATTGGCTCGTGGATTGCTGGATGGCATGAAGCCAGTCTGGGCAGATGACTCCCTTGTTGTTCGCCTTGAAATCTCTAAGAAATACGCTGTCGGCCAGTCTGGCGTTGCGGTTTCTGTAAGCCATTTCCCCTAAATATGCATAGTTTTAGGGCTATTTTATGCCCTTTTCTTTATCAAAATGAGATAAAGAATCTTTGCGTAAATGCTTCTTTTCAGGCTCAAAATCCTGTAGTTTACATACATAAGGCAATAAGGCCTTATCGGACAAAAGGACAAAGAAATGCAGAAAGCAACTTACGAGCTACAAAGACTTGATATCTTCCAGCACCTAAATGGCAAGAATTATCAGGTAGAAGAAGTGAAGTGGATCGGTGGCGATTCTTACAGAATTGATTGCCTTGATGCAGATGGTAAAGAGATTTCTTTCCCTGCAGATGTTCATACTTCTTTTCAGATGGTTATGACCTATTCAAAGGCTGGTGCATAATGCAAACAGTTTTTCTTGCACAGTTGGAAACAACTAACTTTAGATTTCAGGTTATTGATGCTTCTTATGGTGAAGCCTGCTTGACTCTCAAGAACATTTTTGAGAAGCACATCAAAAAAAATCATGGCACTTACACTTGGAAAGATGTTGCCGATTCAGTCTTTGTGAAGGAATTTCAAATTGGCGAAGGAGTGGTGTTCTAATGAATCAGGCTGAGCTTTTTATTGTGGCAACTAACGCCTATAAAGACTGGTGGATGTGCAATCGGGACTTTGCTTTGCACGCTGATGTTTGGGACAAGTGGGATGATGCCATCCTTGCTTACATGGCTGAAGCGAACCTGAATCGGATCGAAGCCATCAATCAAATCAGAACTGTTTTGGGAATGGGGAACATTTCATGATTAGATTTGCTTTGCAGCTCACAGTCTTTCTTGCAGGTTTCTTTGCATTTTGTTATGTGCTTGGATTTCTCATGCCGATCTTTACGCACCCAGTTGTTTTTATGGCTGTTGTTGGCTTCTTCATTTTGTTTGCTTTGCGACTAGCGTTTAGGGGAGAAAATGACTGAGCCAAACGGAGTCCTTGTGATGACTACTTGCAAGTGCAGAGAAAATATCAGTAATTTGGTGATGACCAGAACTTGGTTTGAAGAACAATTGCAGGCAAAGATTGAGCAAGGCAGAATCCTGGAACAAGCAAGAATTCTTGACTTGCTTATGCATTCTCCGATTTCTGCTGAAGCCTATAAGTTGATCCAATTGTTGAAGGGAGAGTCAATTGACTGACTTGACTAAAAGAGAATCTGCTTTCTTCATTGCGTTTGCAATCGGAGCTTTAGCAGTGCTAATCTCAATTCTGGTTTTCTGGTCTGGGACTCAGGAATCATGTTGGGATAAATATCAAACAGAAGATGCGGCCATTGAAGGTTGCGAAGGGACAAAAGAATGAAACAAAGTCAAATCTGGGAAATCCTAGACATCCACCGACTGCTATGCGATACGGACGACCATAAGAAAAGTATTGGGATGTCTTTGCTTTATGAATTCATTGCTGAACATTGCTTGGCTGGAGTTCGGGATGACGAATGCGAATGTCTGGAAGAAGGTCAGGAATGAAGAAATATATTGTGAGAATGGAAGCTTCAACTATTTATTCAATTACAGTTTCGGCAGAGAATAAAGATCAGGCTTTAGAAATTGGCTCTGCAAAGTTATTTGAAGGCGAAGGGCAAGAATCTGTCGGCTCATTTTCTTGGGGTCAATGGAATGATGTTGAAGAAAAGGAAGTAGAAAATGACTAAAGAACAAATCTGGGATTTGCTGGAGATTTACCATCAGATGCAAGTTGCTAATACAATGATTGCTTATGGCAACGCCTTTGAAGAGCTTCACCTGTTTATTGAAGAAAACTGTCTAAAGATTGAAGGAGAGAAGTGAGCTGCAACAACTGCAATGACGGATGCCAGTGCATTCGGGTAAATGCAATCAACATTTTCAGCAAAGATTATCTTGCTGGAGTCAAGGAAGGTCGCAGGGCTGAAGCCGCCAGAACTTCTGACGCTTTGATTGAATTGGAGAGAGCCGAAGTTATCTCTAATGCTCAGATGCAATCAATTTTGGATCTAATCCTAGAAAAGCTTTCTGATTCCTTGGACATTGACTGATGTTTGAATTCATTGCAATCTTGATTCTGATTCTTGCTGGGGGTTTTATTGCGTTAGTGGCGGCTAGCGTCTTTATTGCTTATCTGACTCAGGCTGAATATATTGACGAGCAAGGCTTTGGTGATTCTAATGATGACTAGAGCTATTGACGAAGCAGTTGAGTTGCTTAGAGATCCAGATTTGGTTTGGAGTCATGACCTTGAAGGAATTCGCTTTAGCCTTGCAGACCTTCTTCTCGTTTCTGCAGCTCAAGGCGATGTGATGCAGACTCTGGCAGATAATCTTGCCAAGAAGATTTTGTCTTGGGATTCGGCTGAAACAGATTCGGCAACCTATAGGCTGGATTTGGAAAGAAGATAATGCTTGAAGATTTGAAGTTGCCTGTAAAGATTTCTAGTTGCAGAGTCAGAACATTGAAAGACGAGATGGCTGATAAGGATGCACTGATTTTGGAGCAGGCAGTAATGAATCCTGAATGGCCTTGCAAGACTTTGCAGAATGAATTGTTGAAGCGAGATATCAAACTAAGCGATACATCTATCAAGCATCACAGAGAGAAGCGTTGTTCATGTTGGAAGACCTAAGCAAGCCTGCACCTAAAGTTAGCGTTCCTGAAGGCTGGAGTCCTTCCATAAGCTTTGACGCTTCTGGTGGTGAAGCAACCCTTCCTGCAGTTGAAGGTGATGCTCCAACAGATGTGGATGCTTTCCTTAGAGAAGCAGGAATCAATCCTGACGAAATAGAGATTGTCGGTGAACCACGCATTTCTAGGTGGCAGGTTGCTAGACCTTTTCCACTTGAGCCTGCTTGGATGACTTCAGTTCGCATTCGCTGGGTGAAAAGAAATGCTCTAATCAATTTGCCCTTGCTTTATTCTTTAGCAAAGAAGACTAAGCCTGTTGAACCTAAATCTGTTCAGCCTGGAAAAGCTTTAGTTATTCTTTGGTCTGATTTGCAGGTTGGCAAAGTTGATCACAGGGGTGGCATTGATGCTCTGATTCACAGAGTCGCTGAAACTCAGGTGAGATTGCTTGCAAAGGTGAAAGAGCAGAAGCCTGAAAAGATTATTTTCTGTGATGTGGGAGATACCATTGAGAACTTTGGCAATGCGGCCGATATGCATCAACTGCAAAGTAATGATTTGAGCATTATGCAACAAGTGGATTTGGCTACTTCTTTGGCTTGGGAAACTTTGAAGATGCTTTCAAAGTATGCTCCGATAACTTATCTCAGCGTTGGAAGCAATCATTGCCAGTGGAGAGTCAATAAGCAAAGAGTCGGTAAGGCAACAGATGACTGGGGAATCCATATCGGTCGGACTTTAGCAAGATTGAGCAAGGAAGTTGGTTTGCCGATTCAATTCTTTGAGCCTGCTTCTCATGACGAAAGCTTGGCCATAGATATCTGGGGTGATGGCTTTCATGTTCTTGGGATGTGGCATGGCCATCAATCAGCCCGACCAGATGCAGTTCCTGACTGGTGGAGAAAGCAAGCCTTTGGAAAGCAACCTGTTCATGCGGCAACTATTGGCGTAAGTGGACATTTCCATCACCTAAGAGTTTTAGAGTTAGGTTCAACTCCAAGGGGAACTTCAAGATTCTGGGTGCAAGCTTCAACATTAGACAACGGATCTAATTGGTGGAGAACAAGTCAGGGTGAAGATTCACAACCTGGACTTGTCTGCTTTGTTCTTGAGAAAGATAAAGACTTTACTGGAACAGTTTGGAAAATCTAATGCCAACGTATCTTTACATTTGTTCTAATTGTGGAGTGACTCAACAAATTATTGCTGAGATAACTGAAGAAGTTCAAACTCCTTTCTGTGGTATTTGTGAAATAGACATGGAAAGAAAGTTTGGGATTCAGACCATTCGCTTTGTTGGTGGCGGCTGGGGTAAGGATGCAAGATGAAAACAAAGATGTTTGTGGGATTGATTACTTTGCTCACGCTTTTCTCAATCAATTTCGGAACAGGATCTGGGCAGGCTATAGTTTCTAAACCTAAGTCCGAAACAGTGGCAACAGATTTTAGAGCTACTCTACTGAATTACGCTAAGGAAGCGAAGCAGGAAAAGAAAAGGCTGAAGCTCAAGCAAGTAGTTAGTTATCTCACAACCAGAGTTCAGAAGACTGGCTATGTCTTTTCAGGCTCAAGCATCGCAGGCTGGGACTGCTCAGGCATGGTTAGATACGCCTATAAAAGATTAGGAATCACTCTGGAGCATTCAGCCAACAAGCAAGCTCACTCAGGTCAAAGAGTTTCAAAACCTAGAATCGGGGACATTGTAGTTTTTGCTCACCAAGGATCAACGGAGTTCTATCACTCAGCAATCTATGTTGGCTCTGGCTTGATTATCAACGCTAATCGGATGTATCAAACCACAGTGATTCAACCCTTGACTGACTTCAAGAAATCTCAAATTAGATTTGTAAGAGTCATTCAATGATTAGAGAAGTCTGCTCATGCGGTGCAGAATTTGAGACAGACGATAGAGAAGCAATCATTCTGGTCAAGAACTGGCGTAAGACTCACAAGCACTCAGATAAGCCTTCAGCGACCGATACAAAGGATTCAACAGTGCTGACGAACACCGACATCGCTTTAGGCTTTCAAGCCATCTATGACCAATACAACGACCCTTTGGATGACGAATAAAGTGGGCAGATTTCCAAAGCCATGCATCAAATGTGGATCTTTAACTGCAGGTGGAAGCTATTGCCAAGTCCATGAAAAGGAAAAGCAGGGGCGGTATAGCAATCCTGCATACCGAAAACAAAGGGCGGTTATCAAGGCCATGGCAACCCACTGCCATCTATGCGGCCAAGCATTCACAAACCGAAATGAAATCTCAGCCGACCATGTGATTCCTGGGGATATAGGCTCTCCCCTTCTTCCTGCTCACATCTCCTGCAATTCAAGGCGTGGCGATAAGTCGCTATAAATCAGGCAAGCCTGCAAGTCGCTAGTCGCAAGCCTACAACCCTTTACTGGTAAGGAATTTTCTAGTCCCTAGGGGTTTTATAGGGGCAGGGGCAATTTTCTTTTTTTGAAGTCTTTCTGTTTCAT